GGGGTGTTCAATTTGTTCACGTTTGTAAAATGAGGCACTAAAAACTTCTGGGCTAACAGGAACTACTGTATTGACTTTGAATCGCGCATTGTAGGCGACTTCTTGTGCTCTCGCCACGGCGTAGTCGTGGGCAAGAACGTCTTCCACAGTAGGTTCAGGAATGGAACTCATTGCGTTCCGGGCGGAATCGATAACTGATGAGGGAGTTGAATTCGCGAGGGGATCATTAAACTGGGCTTCCAAACAACGGTCATAAATCATTTCTGGATAATCTGGCAACTCAATCTGGGCCCAGTCTAGGCATGTGGTGTTACACATTTGCCGAGCGGCTTCGACAGTCGCTTCAGCAGCAAGGGCAGGATTAGCTTTAAGGAATTCTTCCAGAGTTTTGAGTTGTTCCGTCGCGAGCTTGTCCATATCTGATTGGACTACAGTTTGCTGACCAGCGCGGTGATGGCGGAGCTCGATAATTGAGGCTAACAATTCGGAAACGGTCATCGTTCCGACTTCAACAAACTTTCCTGCTTCTGAAGTCTTTTGATTCTTTCTTTTTGAATCGGGAACAATTTCCGGATGAATCGGTTGCCATTCGAGACGAGTGAGGGAATAGATGTCGGTTCCAAAACCTGTAAGTTCTGACCGATGCTTTCTTAACTTGACTTCGAGGATGAAATCTCCACGACGATAAACAGCATCAGGTTCGCTGATGGTCTCGTCATGGAAGATCGTGGCATTGGTTGTTGCGAGAATATACCGAGGGGCGACAGACTTCTCTTCTTTGGAGAAGGCCATACGCGGGAACCAGGGCTCAGTGTTGGCTGCACTGATAAAATCCATAAGGGGAGCAAAATCACTACCCTTCATGCCTGGACGTTGCAACCAATCGTCAAGGGTGACGATCATCGCGCAGGGGCTGATACCATCGTAATAGTAGTCCTGCCCTTTGTGATAACAGTAATTGGTTGGCTTGTCGACGTAGGCGGCGAACATCGTGTCGCGCACCTCCTTATCTTTAATTTGGTCGAGCTCGAAACG